AAGAATTATTTATGATGATTATCCTAAATATGACATGCCTTTGATTGAAAAAATCATGGAAAAATATGGTTTTAAAGTATTAGAAAAAGGCAAGAACAAAGTTTGTCTAGAGAAAAATGAATCTTGATTTAGACACACTACAATCAATTCGACATTACATAAAAAAACAAATCGAAAAGACCAAAGAGGATTTGGTGTACCATGTAGACACAATCGACAACCTATCGTATTCTAGAGGGAAACTCAGCGCTTTAGAAACGCTGCTACAGGATCTTAAAGACCTGCAGAGAAACGAGGAGAATGTCGATGACGATAATACAACCTGATCCGTTAGTCGGGATCAAAAAAAATGGTGAAGCTGCACCAGATTCAACAGAAACAGCTATACCTACTGATCCAGAAGGTATTAAAAAATATCTTGAGATAATACCAAAACCAGTTGGATACAGACTTTTAGTTAGACCTTATTCAGGTCCCAAAAAAACTAAAGGTGGAATCATCTTAACTGATAATGCAAGTGAAACAATTCAAATGACAACCGTAGTTGGTCTTGTTGTTGAAATGGGTGATCTTTGTTATCAGGATAAAGAAAAGTTTCCAAAGGGTCCTTGGTGCAAGAAGGGTCAATTTGTAATCTACGGTAGATATGCCGGTTCTAGATTCAAAACAAAATACGGTGAACACCGTATTTTGAACGATGATGAGATCATCGCAACAATAGCAAAACCAGAAGATATTCTGCATTTATACTAAGGAGGACACATCATGGCTGATGCACAAGAATATGCTAAGACACAACCTGAGGTTGAACTCGATACAGATGATGTCAAAGAAACTGACGTTAGAGTTGAGGACACCAAAGAAGAATCAAAAGAACCAAACTTAAATGCTGGTGAAGTTGATTTGGGTTATACTGAGCATGACAGAGACCAATCGAAAGAGGAGGTTGCTGTCGAAGAGGTTCAAGAAGAACCAAAACAAGAAACACAACAACAATCAGAACCTGACGATTTATCAGAAGTTTCTGAATCTGTTAGAAAAAGAATAGATAAACTCACTAGAAAATTTAGAGAAGCTGAAAGAAGAGAAAAAGCTGCTTTAGATTTTGCTAAAGGTTTACAGAAAAAATATGATGATTCTGTAACTAAATACGATTCTACAGATGAAAAATATCTGAAAGAATTTGATGCGAGAGTAGATGCTCAAAGAGAACAGGTTAAGAGAAAGCTTAAAGAGGCTATCGAAAGTAACGATGCTGATAAAATCATGGAGGCTAATGATGAGCTTACTCAATTAACTGTTGAGAAAGAAAAAGCTAGAATCAAGATGGCGGATAGAGAAGCTAGATTGAAACAGCTTGAGGAGCAAAAAAACGCACCAAAAGTAGAACCATTCCAAGAACAAGAACCTCAGAGTGAGCCTAGTGAAAGGGCTAAATCTTGGGCATCTAAAAATGCTTGGTTTGGCAACGATAAAATCATGACTAACGCCGCAATGACTGTGCACGAAGATCTAGTGGGCATGGGTGTTGATGTTGAAAGTGATGAGTATTATAATGAAATAGACAAACGTATGAAGGAAAATTTCCCTCATCGTTTTGCTACTCAAGAGCAACGAAGACCCGTCCAAAAAGTTGCTTCTGCTGGAAGAACTCAGCAGGGACGTAGATCTGTGAGACTCACCAAATCACAGGTGGCGATTGCCAAAAAATTAGGGGTGCCACTAGAAGAATACGCTAAATTCGTGAAGGAGGTATAGAATGAGCGATAATATAAAAAGAACTTCACGCGCGTCTGAAGAAAAAAAAGAAACAAGGTTAAAACCTTGGACGCCACCATCATCTCTGGATGCACCACCTGCGCCAGACGGTTATGTTCATAGATGGATCAGAACCGAAAGTATGGGTTTCCAAGATACGGCTAACGTATCTAAGAAAATGAGAGAAGGTTGGGAATTTGTGAGAGCCGAAGAGATTAAAAATCAATTAGGTGATCATGCTTATCCAGTCATAGCTCAGGGAACTTACGCAGGACTCATCGGGGTTGCTGGCCTTGTGTTGGGAAGGATACCTGAAGAGATCGCAAAAAGCCGTGCCGAGTATTTCAAAAGAATTACTCAAGACAGAGTCGCCGCGGTAGACAACGATGTCATGAAGGAACAACGACCGGAGATGCCTATTAATATTAGTAGACAATCTCGCGTAACTTTTGGTGGTGGAAACAAATCCTAATGATTTGGTAAACTTCACTCCAAAGTAAATGTTAAACAATAAAGGAGAAAACAACTATGGCTAATGTAGTCGAAAAATATGGTCTAAGACCAGTAAGAAAGTTAGATGGCTCTCCATTTATTAACGCGCAAAACAGATACAGAATTGCAGCGAACTACGGAACACCAATTTATCAAGGTGACTTGGTAAAACCTGTTACAGGTGGTGGAATCGAAAGAGCTGTTGCAAACACATCTGATCTTGTTGTAGGTGTTTTTAATGGAGTGTTCTACACTGACCCTACTACTCAGAAGCCTACTTGGAAAAACTATTATCCAGGAACTGTTAACGCTAGTGACATCGTCGCTACTGTTATCGATGATCCTAATGTAGTTTATTCAATAGACTCTGATGGAGCATTCGCGGCAGCGGATATCTTCAAAAACTTTGCAATAACAACCGCAACAGGAAACACTTTAACTGGTATTTCTGAAGTTCAAATGGACTACAGTGTATCTGGTTTAACTACAAGTGGAACTGTTCTTCAAGCAATCGACATTTCGCAAGATACGCAAAACGAGACTGCTGGAAGCGCGAACGTAGATGTATTGGTTAGAATCAATAACCATTTCTACGATCAAGGCACAGGCTTATAATAATAGGAGATTATAAATTATGGCTATATCAAGATCACAACTAGTTAAAGAACTAGAGCCAGGTTTGAATGCACTATTTGGCCTGGAATACAACAGATACGACAATGAACATGCGGAGATCTTTGCAACTGAATCTTCAGACAGAGCGTTTGAAGAAGAAGTAATGCTATCTGGCTTCGGTACTGCTGCTACAAAAGCAGAAGGTGCTATGGTCACTATGGATCAAGCTACTGAAGCGTATACTTCAAGATACACTCACAACACTGTGGCGCTAGGTTTTGCGATCACAGAAGAGGCTATCGAAGATAACTTATACGACAGATTAGCAGGCAGATACACAAGAGCTCTTGCAAGATCAATGGCGCAATCTAAACAAATCACAGCTGCTAACATTTTGAACAACGGTTTTGACACTGGTGGTTCATACAATGGTGGTGACGGTAAAGCACTTATGACTACTGATCACCCATTAGCAAACGGTGGAACTTTCAGAAATGAACTTTCTACTGCTGCTGACTTGTCAGAAACTTCGTTAGAACAAGCGTTAATTGACATCGCGGCGTTCGTAGACGAAAGAGGATTAAAGATCGCTCTACAAGGCAGAAAAATGATAATTCCAAAAGAATTACAATTTACTGCTGAGAGAATCATGAAATCACCTTTATCTACAACTCCAGGTGGATCAGCTGCGTTTGCGAAAAACGACATCAACGCGATGATGAACATGGGTATGATTCCAGAAGGTTACAGAGTTAACCACTTCTTGACTGATACTGACGCGTTCTTCATTTTAACTGATGCGCCAAACGGTTTGAAAAACTTCGTAAGATCGCCAATTAAAACAGCGATTGAAGGAGATTTCGACACTGGTAACGTTAGATTCAAAGCTAGAGAAAGATACAGCTTCGGTTGGTCTGACCCTAGAGGAATCTTCGGTTCTCCAGGAGCGTAATAAAATACATTGCAGGGGCGTACTTTACGCCCCTGTATTTAAAGTTTATAATAGGATTTATTATGAGTTACAAAAGCGATATTCAAGCAACTAGATCAACAGCAAACGCAGGTGCTACTGCGATCATTGCACAACCAATCAGATTAAGAGGAATTATAATTGCTTCAGATAATGTTGGAGCAGGTGTTTTAGAATTAACAACAACTTCAAATTCAGGTGACACGCTTTTTATCGGTGATGTACCACAAGGAGATGTAATCAACTTTTCATTTCCAGAAGACGGAATCCTTTTTCCAAAAGGGATTTTCTGTAAAACAAAAACAAACGTTGCAGCTTACACATTACTAACAGATAAATATTCTGGTCCAGGATTAACAGTATAGGTTAAACATGGATTACTATGCTGACTTAGGTATAGAGATCGACGGCTTCGCTAAGGGTGGTATGCCTGCGAAGAACAAGAAAAATTTTAGATCTACAAAATCTGGAGCAGGTATGACGGCAGCAGGGGTCCGTGCATACAGAAGAATGAATCCTGGATCAAAATTAAAAACTGCAGTAACAGGTAAAGTTAAAAAAGGATCTAAGGCAGCTAAGAGAAGAGCATCTTATTGTAGAAGATCAAAAGGACAAATGAAGATGCACAATATTAACTGTTCTAAAACTCCAGAGAAGCGAATATGTGCTGCAAGGAGAAGATGGAAATGTTAAATTTTTTAAAAAAATTATTAGGTATTGATAAACTAGAATATAAAATTAGATTATTAGAAAGAAAAAACTATTGGAGGGAAAA